CTACGGGGTGCAAACCTAGATGATGCAAACCTATGGGATGCAAACCTACTGGGTGCAAACCTACTGGGTGCAAACCTAGAGGATGCAAACCTACGGGGTGCAAACCTACGGGGTGCAAACCTACGGGGTGCAAACCTAGATAATGCAAACCTACTGGGTGCAAACCTACGGGGTGCAAACCTATGGGATGCAAACCTACGGGGTGCAAACCTACGGGGTGCAAACCTAGATGATGCAAACCTATGGGATGCAAACCTACTGGGTGCAAACCTACTGGGTGCAAACCTAGAGGATGCAAACCTACGGGGTGCAAACCTACTGGATGCAAACCTACGGGGTGCAAACCTAGATAATGCAAACCTACGGGGTGCAAACCTACGGGGTGCAAACCTATGGGGTTGTTCTGGTGACCGAAGCTACATTAAATCAATTTTTATTTCAGAGCGATACGCAATTACATATACCTCTATCCATCTTCAAATAGGCTGTAAAAAATACACTTTTGATGAGTGGTGGGGTTTCTCAGATTCGGAAATCAGCAAAATGAATCATGGTGCTCTGGATTGGTGGAAAGAGCATAAAGGCATTATTAAGCAGATTGTAGAAAACTTTCCTGCTACACCGATCAAAGAAGCAGATAAGGAAGCAGTTTAAATCGGAGTTTGATATGGACAGAGAATTTCTACACGACAGTTTTGAAATTGATTATGCCGAATATCCAGCAAGAGTTACTTACGACTGGAACGCATTAGACGGCACAACAATTAAAGCCTGTGAAATTGATTTAGGTGGTGGTGTCTACGCAAAAGTTAATGAAGATAATCTCGAACAGCTAGTACCTGAATTAGAACGCCTTCAGAAGCTAGAAGCCGAACAAGACATGAGTAATGTGGCATGACAAAGAAAGCTATCACTGATTGTTATCTATTGCTGGCACTAATGATAGTTGCTCAGACAGTTATTTTTTATTGGGGGGTAATTATGCTTTGCTTTAGAGATAAAAGCTTTTGTAGCGCAGATTGCTCTAGTTATAGCTGTGATAGGAAGTTCACCAACAAGGACAAGGTTGAAGCTGAAAGATGGTGGGGTGGCGAAGATGCTCCAGTTGCTTTCATGGATTTCAGTAAAGACTGCTCTGATTACAAAAAGAAGGTGACAGATGTACCACATAGCAATTAATGAAAAAACAAACGTGGCTTACATAGCAGATTTTAAGTTATCTCACGGCATTAAACCCACCCTGCCGAATCATAAATTTATGGGGGGGTAAATGGTTACGACACTAAAAAGAAAGCAAAAGACCACCTACCTAAAGGCGTAATTTTTGAAGGCAAGGTAATTGGCGATGAATAAGTTAACAAAAAAAGAACAAGAAGCGTTTGATCGCATTTTTGGGAAAAGGAAAAAGAAATGAATACACAAGTAATGAAAGCCGGTACAGGGTTTGATTTGCAAGTAACTGACATGGGTTCAGCTATGCAGCTTGCAACAATGATTGCTAACTCACAACTTGCACCTAAAAACTTTCAAAACAAGCCAGAAGATACGCTTGTTGCAATGATGATGGGTAATGAGCTTGGATTAAATCCGATGCAAGCAATCCAAAATATTGCAGTAGTAAATGGTCGTCCTTGTGTTTGGGGTGATGCAATGTTGGCGCTTGTTCAAAACCACCCTTCTTTTGGTGGTATCGAAGAAGACTACGATAAAGACACTATGACTGCCTCCTGCACCGTATGGCGTAAAGGTGGTACGAAGCACACACAAACATTTAGTCGTGCAGACGCAGAGACAGCAGGTTTATGGGGTCGTAATACGTGGAAGCAATATCCTAAACGTATGCTTGCAATGCGAGCGCGTGGATTTGCCCTTCGTAATCAATTTGCTGATGCTTTGCTCGGCCTTATTACAACCGAAGAGGCTTACGATATTCCAGCAAGCGGAATTGAAGAAGTAAATGAAGTAAAAGCAATTAGCCAGCTTATTAGTGCTGAACAGGTTGCTGAACTTACAGCTATTGCAGATGAAGTAAATGCAGACATGAAGAAATTCTGTGACTACTTCAAGATTGGCACGATTGAAGGTTTACATCAAAACAAGTTCGACCAAGCCAAGCAGATGTTAAATGCAAAAAGGAAGGCATCATGATTACCCACGATGTAGAACAGAATAGCGATGCTTGGTTTAAAGCTAGACAAGGCATTGTAACCGCCTCATCTATCAACAAGGTTCTATCAAAAGGCAGAGGTAAGTCGCCAAGCGTAACCCGTCATGAATACATGATGAAGTTACTAGCTGAACGCGTAACAGATATAGAAGATGTAGAGCGTTTCACAGGCAATACTCACACCGAGCGAGGCCATATTCAAGAACCAGAAGCTAGAACGATGTATTCATTTTTAAATGATGTCGAACCTGAATTGGTTGGCTTTGTTACAACTGATGATGGCTTGCTGGGTGCCAGCCCAGATTCGTTATTGGGTGATAAAGGTTGTTTAGAGATTAAATCTAAACTACCACACATTCACCTTCCCGTTTACCTGTCACAAGAACTACCAAAAGAGCATGAGCCACAGGTTCAAACACAGCTTTATGTGGCAGAACGTGAATGGTGCGACTTTATCAGTTATTGGCCTGGACTTCCTTTGGTTCAAATACGTGTTAACCGTGACGAGGAAAGAATTAAAGAAATCGTTGAAGCGGTTAATAAATTCAATGAAGAGCTTTTTGAGTATGAGCAAAAAGTTAAACAAGCAATGGCGGCATAAGTATGAGTTTAAACAGATGTGAATTTATAGGTCGATTAGGTAAAGACCCTGAAATGAGAGCGATGCCACAAGGCGGTAGTGTTGCCAATTTCAGTATTGCAGTATCTAAGAAATATAAAGATAAACAAACAGGTGAAAAGAAAGAGCAAACCACATGGGTTCCTGTTGTTATTTTTGGCAAGCTGGCTGATGTATGTGATCAGTATTTACAAAAGGGTTCGCAGGTATTTATTGCGGGCGAGTTCAGAGTTCGAAAGTGGCAAGACCAAAACGGACAAGACCGCTACTCAACGGAAATTGTCGGCAACGAAATGACCATGCTTGATGGTCGTGGTGATCAACCTCAAGCCCAGCCACAACCAGCCTCTCCTGCTGCAGGCCCTGATTATGATGCTCCTACGGGTGGTTTTGACGATCAAGATATCCCGTTTAACACGCACATGAAAAATAACGAGTATTTAATTTAAAGACAAGGCCTTGTAGCTCAATTGGATAGAGTATCGGATTTCTACTCCGCTGGTTGCAGGTTCGACTCCTGCCAAGGCCGCCAATTAAAGGATAAGTAATGACAACAACTACACAGCTAATTCAAAAGTCAGAAGCCATTGAGCACCTAACTCAACGCGGTAACGAGTTAAGAGATGTTTGCCATAGTATTGCGTATGAATCTGGATGGTGGAATGACATTGAAACAGGTGAGCGAATTGAGCGTAATAAGGGCGAATTTCTTTGCCTTATTCACTCTGAAGTTTCAGAAGCAATGGAAGGTGTTCGCAAAGACCTGATGGATGACAAGTTACCTCATAGAAAAATGGAAGAGGTAGAACTAGCTGATACTGTTATCCGAATCATGGATTACGCAGGAGCTTATAACCTTGATATCGGTGGAGCTATTGCAGAGAAGTTAAGTTACAACACACAGCGAGAAGATCACAAGCCTGAAAACCGCTCCTTAGAAAACGGTAAAAAGTTTTAGTTATGGCATCACAACAACAAGCAAGTAACACTCCGCTGTCAAAGCGAGATAGCTGGCAAACACCACAGTGGTTGTTTGATTGGGCTAACAATAGATGGGGGTTTGACGTTGATTTAGCAGCAGATGATTCTAATAAAAAATTACCACGTTTTTTTGATATTGATGATGATGCGTTAATGCAGCACTGGTGGAGGTGTGGCGAGTCATTTTGGGTTAACCCTCCCTACTCGGAAATTGAACCTTGGCTAGAGAAAGCTTGGCTTGAGTGTCAGAAAGGCAATATTACAGTAGTTCTGTTGATCCCAACATTTAATGGTGACAAGTATTGGGGTAAGCATATCTTCGGTAAAGCAGCAGAGGTTATCAATATTGTTGGTCGCGTTGCTTTTGAATTACCTGATGAAAACGGTGAACCAAAACCACAATCAGGCAATACTAGAGGTTCATGCCTAATTGTATTTAACCGAAGTTATGAAACTGGAACGCTTATGTCATGGGTAAACCGCGACGACATGAAGGAAGAATATTCAAATGGCTAGAAGCAAAATCAAATACACCTACCAGGGTCAAGAATACACGATTGATCAACTTGCAGAAATGAAAGGCATGAGACCTAAATCACTGGAAGATCGGATAAGAAATCACGGCGTTGAAGAAGCTATGGCAAGACCAGTAAAGATACCAAAGGCAATTAAGTATGAATGGAAAGGTAGTTTTTACACAATCGTAGAGCTTGCAGCCATGAAGGGTTTATCAACTGCAGGAATGCGCATACGTATCAAAGTAAACGGCATAGATAAAGCAATGAAAATGCCTGTTGAAGATAGAAAGCCAAAAGCTAAAAAGCCTGCCCCAGTAGTTATTGAGCCAGATTACAACCTAATAGGTGAGCCATTCAACCCTAATCTTGAACTTGAAAGGCGCTCAGAAAACTTGGTTCATTTGTACGGCAAAGAAGACGCACGCGCTAAGGCTAGTAGGCGATTGGTTTAGGGGGTTGTGATGAGTGAAACAGCTTACATTCTTATGTCTCACATAGAGCATGAAGGTACTACCCCTGTAAAGGTGTTCGCCGGCAAAGAGCTTGCTGACGAATGGCTAGATAAATCTAACAACTGGTTGTTAGAAAAACCTATATGGCTTGGTGACGATGATGAGCAATATAAAAAATATCGTAAATTAGAACAAGAATGGCAACTTAACTTTCCTGAGTTAGCTACTTGGGATAGCACGGATTACTTCATGATTACTGAGATTGAAATCACGACACAATCACCAGAAAAGGAGTAGATGATGAGTGAACAAATAAAAGAACTTTTAAAGCTAGCTGCGAGAGTGGTAGGCAGCAGAAGTAGCGATATATCAACGGAGGATGGTGATTTTGCAACTGTAGAAGTAGATAAACTACTGAGACTGGAATATGAATTTGTCGAAACATTCAACCTACCAAGCGATGCAGTCTGCACAAAAACACTGCCAGACCTTCTGGATAAGATTGATTGGCGGCTTGATCAAGACAAAGATTTAGAGCAACAAAACCAACAACTAAAAGCCTTAGTTGAAAAACTAAAGCAAGAGGCACGGATACACGCTAGTGAAGATGACACTCACAAAGCAACTCAGCTAGAAATATATCAAGCACTAAACATTCAAAAAGGTGATTGGAATGGAGCTGTGCCAGTTATTGAAAGGTTTAATGAGCTAAAAGCCCGTGTTGCTGAGCTTGAAGCCAACAATGAAAAACTAAAATTAGCTTTATCTGATTTTGTTAGTAATGGTTCTGTACAAGTCAATTTTCCTAGCGAGTGCGAATATGGCGAACATATTCTTGAGATGTCACGAAAACAAAGCCTAGCCCAAATCCAAGCTGATGCGGTTGAAAAAGCCAGTGAGCACCTTTTGCATCAAGAGTATGTTAGGCAGAAAAAAGAATGGGAAGACTTTGTGTCTAGCAAATCGAATACTTGCGCCACCTCATTTCATAGCTTATTTAAAAAATTGCATGAAGACTTTATTAATTACGCCCAACAGCTACGAAAAGGTGAAGGTGATGAGTAAATTAATAAAAAAATGCAAAGTCCGTGGATATCTAGGAAATCAAGGAAAGCTCTTTGCTCTATGCTCTTATATCGGTGTTAACGATGGCTCAACTTGCCACGCTCATGGAAACTTTAAATGTAAGCACATGATAAAAACTAATATCAGCAAAACAGCAAGTGAGGTTGAGAGATGGTAAACGTCAAGGTTGTACGAGAAAGCAGTGTAAAACCTCCATACATTCAGTTAGATATTGGTTTGCGAGAAGCAAGGCTGATCACCCAAGGTCATAAAAACCTAACTGATATTCTCATCGAAGATATAAAGAAGGCGTCGGTTTTCGCTGAAAAACAAGCCTAAAAGTAAGGTGGAGATATGGCAAGCAAGATATATACAGTTCACGCATACAGGTATGGCGACAGAGAAAGGCATAGCTATTCTGTAGGTGTTTACTCTAAAAAAGAGAAAGCATTAAAGGCTGCTGATTTTGAATGTAACTACCGTGGCGGAAAGTATGAGTGCGAAGTTATTGAGTGGGTTCCTGATACACCAACCCCAGAAGGTAACGCAAGAATGCCTTACAAGATAATTAAGTCTTTACCTTCTGTTAGCACTCTTTCTCGTTAATGAATAGGTATAAGGAATAGGTATGAAGGTTAAGTTAAAGCGACTTCGATACGTTCTTGATTGGTTTGAAATTGACGATATTGAAATTGCAACTGATGATTTTGCATTTTTTAAAATGCAATTCAGATGCGGAAATTGGTTTTTGATGCACTTCGTAGCGGATAAAGGAAAGGTAAAAAACGCTTATGGGCATGACTTTCAACTAAGCGACCCTTGGGAGGCTGTATTGAAGTTAGAGGGAAAAATTAAAGCCTTTGAAAGTCTGCACGGGTCATGTGTTTCGAGGCATGTTGCTAATTTAATGCAAAATGCAGAGAAAGCAAAAGAAATAACCACACCCACCGACACGGCGGGCAGCGTGTCGTAAAACGTGGGTGCTGGCAAGAATATAACATAGAGGTGAAATGATGTATGGCGTAAAGTGGGTTTTAATTAAAAAAGCTTCAGAGTTGACAGGTTACACTGAAAAAGCTCTTAATAATAAGATTGATGACGGCGTGTGGGCGCAAGGTCTTCATTGGAAAAAAGCTCCTGATGGGCGGCGTATGATTAACTTGGAGAAGTTTGAGGAATGGGTGGAAACAGCGGCTTAAAAGGCATTTCAATAAGAAACAATCATATACGAATTATAATTCACCATAAAAAGACACGCCCAAAGCCTTTTGCTACAACTTTAAAAATCAAACCTACTCCAGCTAATCTTAAATACGCGCAAAGACAGCGTGAAGCATGGCTTCATCAGTTAGAGTTAGGGCAAATCCCGGAGGAATTCCAGGATGAACAAAAAGCGTCAAGCCTCACACAATTACTAAATGATTGGCTTGATAGTAAATCAAATTCGGTGAAAGCCAGCACGTTAGACGACTACACAAAATCAGTAAAAATCCTTAAAGAACAGTTTGGTCATTTAGACGCATCTCAATTAACCATCGGTATGATTAGGGACTTCTGTACTGATCTAGGTGTCACCGCTAAACGTGTAAACAACCTCATATCCCCTCTCCGGCAATCTCTGCAAAGAGCGGTAGAAGATGAACTGATACCATCAAACATACTTACAGGCTGGTCATTTAAAAAAACAAAAGAACTGTCCGAAGAGGATGAAATCGATCCATTTACAAGCGATGAGCAACTGGCAATCTACTCCGTATCTTCTGACGTGGCATTAAACTTAGTTATGTTTATTTTTTGGACAGGCCTTCGCCCTTCCGAATACATTGCTCTTAAATGGTCAGATGTAGACTTTGTTAATGAAACAGTGTCAATAAAAAGAGCCTTAACTCAATCAGCTGCTGCGGCTGAACTTCCTAAAACAAGCTCAAGTAAGAGAACTATAAAATTGCTTCCTGCAGCATTAACGGCTTTGAAAAAGCAAAAAGCATTCACTTACTTAAGCGATCAAGAAATATTCCTAAACGAAAAAACAGGCAAGCCCTTCACTGGCGATCAGCAAATAAGAAAAACATTCTGGACACCTTTGTTGAAGAAAGCAGGTGTAAGATACCGATACCCATATCAAACACGACATACTTATGCTTCAATGATGTTAAGTGCTGGCGAACATCCTATGTGGGTAGCGAAACAAATGGGTCATTCTGATTGGTCAATGATAGCTAGACGTTACGGAAAATGGATGCCAGAAGCAATGCCTGATGCTGGTGAAAAGGCAGTTCAGAAGTTCGGATCGTTTTTGGATCGTTTTGGAGGGGATTTAAGGGGCTTCAAGGGGAGAGAAAACATTCCCAACCCTTGAAAACCCTTGATATAGTGGTGGAGACGGCGGGAATCGAACCCGCGTCCGCAAGACCTCCGCTTTCAGCTCTACATGCTTATTTCATCTATTGCTTTAACTATGAGCTACCCGATGAACAGGGAAAACAAATAGCGATC